GACATTAGACCATTGTATAACATACCAAATATTATGGCATCTGATCGTGTTGTATGGGTAGAGGGCGAGAAATGTGCAGATGCTTTGAACCATGCAGGGTACACAGCAACCTGTACAATTGGTGGTGCAGGAGCGCTTACAAAGAAAACAGCGCCACAGTTTGATTTCTCTCCGTTGCAGGGCAAAGAGCTAATCCTATGGCCTGACAATGACACAGGCGGTAAACGTTTGGCGGATCTCATTCAGGATTTGGCTCTAGCCGCTGGTGCAAAGTCGGTCACAATGCTGACGCCACCCATGGGAAAACCAGAGGGTTGGGATGCTCATGATGCTCTTAATGAAGGCTTTAACATAGAAGAGTTCGTTAATGCCAAAGCAAAGATCACCAAGACAAATATCAATCTGCTGGACAACTCGTTTCTTGTTAGCCGATTTGAAGGGCATGCACCAGAACAAAAGTTCTTGATTGATGCAACATTCCCGTTGGGTGTGCCTATCTTGTTTGCTGCTGCTGGTGACGCTGGTAAAGGCATGATGACATTAGACATGGGCATGAAGATCGCATCGGGCAAGCCTATGACCACTGCTTTTGGTGGGCTGGTTAAAGAGTTCGGTAACGTGGTGATCTTCACTGCGGAAGATGATGAGGCTGAAATGCACAGAAGGGTTGAAAGACTTGATCCTTTTGAAGAGCGCAAGAATTACACTCATGATTTAAAGATCGTGTCATTACCCAATGTGGGTGGTGTGTTTGCTATCTTGAATGAGGTCGGGGGCGAGTTCGGGACCACTGAAGAGTTTGAGAAGATATACGAACAAATCATACAGATGAACAATTTGAAGTTGATTGTCTTTGATCCACTCGCATCTTTTGTACATGCTGACGTAAATGCTGACCCTGCTGCTGGTGCTGCTCTGACAGGTCTGCTGGCTAGGATCGCCACAGAAACAGGTGCATCTGTACTGGTTTGTCACCACATGACGAAGATCAAGGATGATGCAGTGGTCAAGACACCGGAGCAAGCTCGTAACTTGATTCGGGGTACAACCGCTCTGGTTGATGGTGTGAGATCATCATTTGCCATGTGGCAGGTAGATACAACCCGTGGCAAGAAAACATGTGAACGTCTTGGTTTGTCGTATCAGCGCAATAGCTGTTTCGATGGTGCGGTGGTCAAGTCAAATGGTCCTGCGTCTAGGGAAGTAAGACACTTTGTTCGGGATAGCATGACGGGCTTACTTAATGATCGCACAGATGAGATCAAGGCGCTTGGTACTGGCTCTGCTCTTGATATGCGTCTGGATGCCATGGCTGATTGGATTATTCAGTGTGAGAGAGATGGCATCGCTCTTACTCACATGAGTGGCAACAACGGTGTGCATAAGAGATCTGAGGACGCTGATGCTCCTGAGATATTACAGGGCATCGGGAAGCAAACATTGGAAGGATATGTTCGTAATTTACAGCAAGCAGGGCGCATTGATAAGTTCCAACTTACAGCCGCTGGTGGTAAAATATGGTTAGGTTCCGTGAACGGTCCAATGAGTCGGGGAGAGTATGAGCCTGTAACAGCAAGAGATAATATATAAGGAGGATTGCATGTCAAAATTACCAGATCGTAGACCATGTGTAACCGAAGATGTCGGGATGGGTTTGTCTGTTACAGTTAGTTACCACCCGAAAACGGGAGAGGCATGTGAGGTATTTATGTCGGGTCGGGGTAAGGCATCTGACAATCCTATGCAAGAAGCTTTGTATAATCTCGGAGTCAAGGCATCGAAGTTGATGCAAAACAAACCTTTGGCTGCTGAATAAGTAGAATTGTTCTTGTTATGGAACACCCGCAGCAGATTCTGATTCACCCGTACCCGGATCATGTCTTGATTACGATTGATGGAGTCCAATATCGTAAGCCAATGAAACCAGAACAAATGCTCTGGTTATCTGAGCTGCTGCTCAAAGCAGTGTTGGAAACATACAGGGAGGATGACAATGGCAAGACATTATCGCCACATGTATGAAGGTAAGAACGCTGGTGCTTCATCTGTCCATGGCATGGATGAAATTCATAACAGAGAGAAAGCGGCGAACAAATTAGCCTGTCAAAGAGCTAGTGATATGTTACCGCCTGATGCTTTTGCTGATGATGTAGAAGATGACGATACAAAGCCATATCGTCCTAGCATAACGTGGATCCCAAGCAAGTCTGCAATAGATATGTAAATATATCATGCCCGTTAATTCGACTTAATTAGCGGGCATGTGTTTTTTTTTGCTTGACGTTATGCAAACACTACATATATAAACTATATATCACTATCAAAAGAGAGGTAAAAACAATGAACACTATTAAGATTGGCAAAGTTTTTTACGATGACCATTGTGAGCGCGACTTGATTGCACCGACAATCATTCGCCAGACTAAGACTCACTATTTCATTGACGGCACAGACAATGAAGCTTTGCGTGAGTTGCTAAGTGACTCCAATCACTACAAGCATCATTCTTGGTTTGACAGTAATTATTTTGGTCTTTGCAGGTCTGCTGCTAGGACATATGAAGCCATCTGCAAGCACCTAGAAAGCATTGATGCAGAGGGTGTAGTTAATACTCCAAAGCTATATGTGAAGAAACACAATAGGCGCGGATATTAGAAATAGGTGGGGCTTAACGGCCCCACCCAACAGGAGGTATGAGACATGGATAACGATCAGATCAATGAGTTGCGGAAGATGAGCCGTGTGGACGTTGCTTACATGTATGAAGAGGTTCATGACATCTTAAACAGCAAGGATTGGGCAGAGCAGTCATACAAAGCTTCAAGGCTTTTGGACATGCTGGCTCACAATTTTAACGTAGATACAGGCCACAAGATTGGCACTGTAGTGGAGTTGTAAATGGATAAAGATCAGAAGAAATCGATTAAGCCAGCATATAACGTAAGAGTTAAAAGAGATCCATTGGATGATAAAGTTATGGTTGGTGAAAGTCGTATTGAAGCCAGTACAGATCTTGAAAGTCTTGTTGATGCCGCTGGTCAGAAGATGGCACCACAAGGAAATATGGCGCAACGTCTTGCAAAAGCTGATCCAGAGTTCAGCAAGGTGGTTCCAGAGTTCTTGAACGACAATGGACCTGTCTTGTCTAATACGCTGTTAGCGGCGCTTGCAGAGCCTAAGAAGGGTATTGTTGGTTACAAGGGTGGCAAGTATGCAGAAGCCATGAGGCGCAATGTACAGGCTAATATTGCCACAGCGCAGAAGTTCGTTGTTAGCAATAGTCTGGTTGAGCATGCGTTCATGGCGTCTATGTCTCGTCCAAAGTATTTGATTGATATGTTGCGGCGTGGCATTCCGGCGTTCAGTAATATGTGGATTGAGTGGGATGAGGATTTCCGGCAGGACATTGTTGCTCGTGAGATGGCAAAAGCTGGTGTTGATTTTGACAGCACGAAAACCAATACAGCAGATCGCATGGGCTATCATATCATGACTGTTAATGATCAACCTTTGTATATGCCATATTATGACGCATCAAAATTTGGTCATGATGGAGTACATGGTGATCCCATGGGATTTCATTTGTTTAATTCTGGGACAGAGGATGCAGTAGATCATGTTAAGAATTATTCAGATCCAGAAAAACTTGCTGCAAATTTTCCTACAGTACAAGGTAAAGATCCAGATGTAGTTCGAGAAACAATAACTCGTGACTTAGACGTTACTAATACGATGCTTCTTGGTGGTTGGTATCATGACAAGCACAAAGACGATCCTAACTATGAATTTTTAAACAGGGCATTTGTGCAAATACAAGCGGCGTCTATGCACTGGAATTTGACACAACAAACTTTCAGTGAAGGCTGGACCGCTAAAGAGATGATGGAGATAAGAGCCACATCACTGCAATCACAAGCTGGTGATGGTCGTTTTCTTATCGCGTTGCTTGGTCTGCTTAACTACGATCTTATCGTTCATGAGCGTGTCGAGCCGCCTATCAAGGTCGATCATGTCAGGTTTGGTCGTAAGGTTCCGAAGAACGAATACAAGGTGGTTACAATCCAGCTGCCAAAGCCTCGTGGTAAACGTGTCTATGAGCAGATGTTTACAGGCCATGGAACGCCGAAGAAGGAGCATTGGCGGCGTGGACACTGGCGCACTGTCAGAGACAAGTCAGGGCGTGTTAAAAAGCGTGTATGGATTGGTGAGATGAAGGTAGGCAACCCAGAGTTGGGAACCATCGTTCATGACTACAAGTTGGAGGGCAAGTGATGAGCGGTTTTGAAGCTTTGCAAAAAGTTAAGGATGAAATGTTAAAGCCTGAGTATGAGAAACGAAGGCATCTAGGCTGTGAGTTTTGTGGTCATACGTTTTATGGACGCTATCAAAAAACAGGATATAACGCTGTGCCTAATGGCATTACAACACCGTCCACAAGAGAGGGATGGATTAAGGTCCATAAGCACAGCGATATTTTCTTTCCTGAATGCCCAAGGTGTATGGTTGATTTTGGCGTTGGTGAAGCAAAAGAAGCATTAGCCTTGTATGAATATGAACAGGAGAGAAAGCGGAAAAACAAAGCCGCAGCCGAAAAGCGCAAGGCAACGATAGAACGCAAACGAAAAGAATATTGGGATCGGGTGAGACATGTCAGGGAAAACCCTAATGACGCTACTATGGAAGAGTTGAAAAGCTATAGGTTTATTGAGGCGTTAGTTGGCAGACCATACTATGGAAATAGAGACAAAGAGACATTCTGGGATCAGGATGGTGGTAAAAATGGAAAATATTTGGTGAAGTTTCATCTCCAATATAAAGGCCATAGCAGGTCAGGCAAAACACACTATTATAATGAGTGGTTTGATATGATGAATGTTGATACTGGCAAAACTTGGCAAGTTGGCAAAGTAGGTAATAGAAAAAACATATTTGATGAGGAGATCAGTTAAACCAGTAAAATTGTTCGTACAAGGGGCGTAGCATACCTTTCAAATGGGCGGGGAGCATTAGGTTTGTCCTCGTCCTGTCCTCCCGATGGAAAACACAAGGCCGTGGATCCCTAAATTAAAGCCACCCTATTAGATTGGACATGGGCGTTAATCATGGGCAAAGACAGGCTACGCATAATAAAAACACTGTCTAATCCATGGAACACCTAAATTATGCCAGTTCTTGATTTGTTCTGGTTTTGGTTTGGAGGTTATAAAAACCCAAAGTTGCTACCCCAAAGTTAATAAAGTTGTTTGTTATCAGTGGGTTAAGAGGTTTGGGTTTGGGTTTGCAATGATAGCAAATACAAAGTAAAATAGGGGTCGTAAGTTATTGAAAAGGTTTAAACTTTGTGGTTTGGGTTTTTTACCCTATTACATAGGGGTATAGGTATATAAACCTATACCCTGTAGCATGGTAGTCAGCAGCGCAAAATGGAGGGACATATGAACCAGAGTAATTGTTCTTATTGTGGACAGCGTAAGGGTCATTTATTTTTAGGCAACAAGAAGTGGTGCGATGTGTGTTGGGACAAAGCGCACACGGTTTTCAACACTAGCTATGAAGAGTTGACTAAGCGCAGAAATCTTATCAAGGGAATGAGAGATGCAGGTTGGCAGATTACCAAGAACGGCAACATGTATTACCCAGATGATGAACACAGTAACGTGTTTCATATAAGCTACTAGGAGGGCAGTATGCCAAAGGTCGGCGAAGATCTACCAAAGGAACAGCGTGAAGCTGGTCTGAAGCGCCTGAAGCCACAACAACAACAGTTTCTGGATTACTATCTGCACAAGGATATGACGCAGACAGAGGCAGCGAGACAAGCGGGGTATAAAAACCCTACGGTGCAAGCTGTCAGGTTATTGCGTAATCCAGTCGTTGCAGAGCGTCTGCAAGAGATGAGATTGGAGACACAGGCTAGGTTCGGGGTGACGATTGATAAATCTATTCGGGATCTGAAAAAGATTCGGGATCAAGCGTGGGAGATGGGTAAGTTTAGCGAAGCATTACGGGCTGAAGAGTTGCGTTTGAAGGCAGCGGGACTACTCGTTAACAAGCAGCACGTTATCAAAGAGGATGTCACAGCTTCTACTAAAGAAGAAATTACGAACAAATTAGAGGAGTTCCGCAGGTTAGCGCAGTCTCGCATGAAGAATATAACGCCAGATATGGGTATAATAGATCATGACCCACAAGATATAGCACAAGATAGCGGATAACCCATAAAATTCCATAAACACTCCGCGCGAGGGGGTCGAACAGTTTTGACCGGGGTTTCGGGGAGCTGCATAAGTAGAATTGTTCGGGTTCGGGCTTCGGGGCCATCGGGTTCGGGGTTCGGGCTTGACTCGGCCTTCGGGATCGGGCCATGATCGGGCTTCCTCCCTAGAGAACCTGCCCCGGTGGTCGTCGCTGCCGGGGATTTTTTTGTTCGGGATCTTCGGGGCCGGGAAGACACAGTACAATTGTTCTGGTTTTGGGAGCTGCATACCCGTTAGAGTGTAGCTCCCTTGTGAGCTTCGATTCACCAGTACAATTGTTCGTCTTACGGATAGATAGCAGCGGTAATCTCTGCGTTGGGAAAACAAGAAGAGGCAGTCGAGGACAATCTGTATGATAAAAAAATATTATTTTCTTGTTGACATGCTTTGCAATGATTGCTATATATAATAGGTAAGTTAAACAAAGGAGGTAAGAATGCCAAAGGTAGAAAGATACAATTTTAAGTCGTTTGAACAAGCGTTGGAATTTGCTAACGAGCGTGGATCAAGAGAGATTACAGAGGAGAGAATGATTAATTCTTCGCAAAGACCAGACGACACAATTATTTATGTTGTGCATGTTGGTCGTAATGACTAAGGGAGATCTAGTAACGGGACTCGGTTTCGTCCTCGTGCTGTTGATGTCGGGGGTAGAGCCAATGCCCCACAACTTTCAAGCTTTCTGGATTCACATCGGGCTGCTGATGATCGGAGTCGGGATGATGGTTACGGGAGTTTGGATGAGATGGAAGCGAATCTAACCAGAACAATTTCAAAGTACCCGGCGGGAGCCGGGTATTTTTTTGTCCGCAGCTCAGAACCAGTACAATTGTTCTTATTGTCTTCGCGCGCCGTAGTCCGCAGCACGGCTGCAAAAAAAAAC